GATACTGCCCTGCCTCCACAACTTCCATCTTCTTCTTCTTACCATCTACCTCAACGACACCCATCAATGGGGTATGCCACATACGTAGACGGGGTAGCTTGTTCTTAGAACCACCACCTCCTGTCTCATTAGCCATACCTGTTAGGCGCATTAACTCTTCTTGACTTACTTGATTTAAAGCTACTTCACTCATACTCATTATCCTTTATGCTATTAGCAATCTACTTGATCTAACCAATTGTTTCCCATCTTAGCTTCCAGTGATAGAGGTAAGTTAAAATCAATATCCCACAGCTTATTTACTGTGCTTACTAACTTACTCTCTACTTCCACTACGACTGCTAACATATCAGTCTGCTCGTCAGGGTGTACATCCACTACCATACTATCATGAACTGTGTTAACTATGCAAGATAATAAACCTCTCTCCTTCATCACTTTCTCCATCATCAGCAGTGCAACTGGCACTATATCTGCCGTAGCAAATGACTGAACAGGATAGTTCTTAATCATGGTAAAGTTTGTAACAGTACCATCACGCCTCCTTGACACATCGGGGAAAGCAAACTGCCTACCCGAAGGTGTTGTAATCTTTCTCTCTGACAGGGCTTCAGTGGCTAACCTCTTGTGCCACTCTGCTATTCCACGATACTTATATAGGAAGTGAGTATAATATTCTGCCTCTGCTGGAGTACGACCATACCCTGAAGCACCATACAAGGGGGCAAAGGTGTGTTCCTTAGCGTTCTGCCTAGCTATAGGCTGTCCTGCCCCACCTATGATGTCTGCGGTGTACTGATGTACATCAAATCCTTCTAACACCTCCTTTATAGCAGTCTTATCCTGTGAAAGAAATGCTGCTACACGAAACTCTAGCTGCCCAAAGTCAGCCTCCATTATCTTGCCACCCTTCCATCGTGATATAAACACACGCTTAACAGGGAACGTACCACCCCTTGGCATGTTCTGCATGTTAGGGTTACGTCCTGACAGCCTAGCAGTAGAGGTAATGTGCTGAGTCAACTGTACATGCAGCATACCATCTGCCTTAGTGTACTTCTCTATGCCACCTACAAAGGAGGATAGGTATGATTCAATAGCGTTAAGTCTACGCAGCTTCTTTAAGAAGTTACCCTCACGCTCCATGCCCTTGCCTCTAGCCGTAGCCTCAAGTGTCTCAAGGATTCCCTTACCTGTACTGAAGCCACTAGCACTAGCCCATGTAGCCTTGGGTGGTGTGAACTTAAGTCCTGCCAACACCTTAGTCTGTGTGAGTACATAGCCCTTTCGATCACATGACTGACAGATGTTCTTGTTCTTACGAGGCGTACCCTTCTTAGTAAGATGCTGAACCATGCCAGTGCCATTGCATATGACACACTTGCTAGCCTTAGTCTTGTAGACAGGGCCACACTGAGACTTCATAGTATCCTTGAATGCTGAGTCAGACATGAATGCATTAACACTCAAGGCCCACAACTTCTTATCTACAGGCTTACGAGAGAACACTAGTGCTGATAGCTGCTCTGGTGAGTTAATGTTTACGGGTGTATCACCCATCAACTCCTCAACAAACTCCATAAGTTCCTCTGATAGAGTAGCCCTCTCTTCTTCAAACTCAGTCTTTACTTTGTTCAACTCTACTAAGTCTACCTTGATGCCTCGCTTATAGATCAGTGCCAGTTCATAGCAAGTATCCATAGTAAGATCTAGTACAGACTGCATACTACTGTTCTCGTCATTGGCAAACCTTACCATCTGTTTCTTGTAGACACCAAGAGTAGAGCGCAAGTCGTAGCGTAGGTACTCGTCCAGTTCATCAAAGGGAATGTCCTTTGTAGATGTACCAGACTTCCAGTAGTCGGACATAGTATCAAGCTTCTGCTCTTCCAGTTCATACTGTGCAGATACAAAGCCTAAGTTAAGAGGAGACTTGACACCCTTGTTAAGTATGTACTCACCTAACATGGTGTCGTATATCTTTCCGTCATACACAAAGCCACATTCCCATATCCACGTAAGGTCATGCACTGCATTGTGACAGACCAGTAGGGTGGTGGCATCTAATATGTTCTGCGTTATTATATTTCCATTACAAGTGGGCGGTTCATCTGAATGAGTAAAGGTAACTACAGTTTCATCAGAGTAATAACTCATACTCTCAGATAGCATACCTATCATAACCAACTCATTCTCTGACTCAAAGGGATCAAAGTGCTGCTTGCCATCCCTCTTACAGGTGGTGTTCTCTACATCCAATATAGTAATCATAGCTTACCCCTTAAGTATTTAATTGCTCTCTTCATTCGTGCAACATCATCATGGAAACAACCTAATGCTCTGTTGCACCTATGGCATAGCCAGCCCCTGAAATCATCTGTCTCATGGTCATGGTCAAGAACCCAAGCAGAGTTACTAGGCCCACCAGTAGCAGCCCTCTCTTCATCACATAAGCACACGGGACATTCATACCCCTCAGGTGGCTGACCATGTAATTCCTTAAGCCCTTTACGCACTCTAGTTAACTCATTACTACAGGCTCTACACTCATGCCGTACATAACCGCCCTTACCTACGGGGCTGAAGTCTGTCACAGGTAGAGTATGATTACACTTGGAGCATACCTTTGTGTCCTCACACTCAGGATGTGCTTCATATAACTCTATGTCCTCAATAAATAATTCTATTTGATCAAACACCATACCTTGCAATCCTCCCGTCTAACATGCAAGTCACCTTGCCATGCCATCCTGTTAGTTTGTTCTTGGTTATGTTGATATGCCGCATAGGATCATCCATAGTATCGTCTTCACTAATGGCAGGGTTCTTAGCAATGAGCAGCATGAGGTCAGCCTCTGATGCCTTACCTGTCTTAGAACCTTCCATCATAGACTGATTAAGGATTACCTTACCCTCTGCCTCTGCACTTAGCTGTGACATATAGAACATGGCACACCCATACTGCTTGGAAATGTCCCTAGCATAGATAGCATTAGCCTTGAGCATCATGTCCTCACGGGCAGCACCATTGAGCCTAGCAAACTTATCACCCATGTCTAGTACAACAACGTCAGGTGTGTAGGATTTAATGACCGACTCAACCCATGCCATGTCCTTACCTGTGGCATCAATGAACTTAACATGATCCTTGATACGCTGGTACTTAGCAGTAGCTGCTGAAGGATTGTCCCGTATCTGATTGAGTGTCATACCTGTGGATGCATTGAGGTAACGTGCTGCTACCCTGTGTACTGCCTCCTCATTACATAACACTAGACACTGTGCGCCCTGCTCTGCAAAACCTTTAGGGCCAGCAATGAATGACGCATGGCTAGAAGTCTTACCTGTCTCAGGTCTAGCACCTATCATAATAAGGTGACCACCATTAACACCCTCCACCTTACGTGCCAAGGTAGGTAGGTTGAATGTCCACTGAGCCTCAAGGTCACTCTTCTGTAATAGATAATCCATATCAATGTCAGCCCACTCAACCGATAGGTTAGGTGTGAAGTCTTCATTGTAATTATCTAGTATGGCACGTAGAGGTTCAAGGGATGCGTGTTCACCATTGACGTATTCAAAGCCAAGGTTAGCTACCTCTTCTCCTACATGTTGTCGGAACATATCCGACAGTACATCACTGGCTATGTCCACACCCATGATAGCCTCACGCTCTACCTTGTCAAAGATACCTTGATAGGAATCCTTTTGTGCTGTAGTGAGCGTAGGGTTCTTAGAGAAGAAGAGTGCCTCCACCTCTATGGGTGTAACATCCCTGCCGTAGGTAGTAATGGCAGCATCAATGGTAGCCTTAACCTTGCGACCTTCCTTGCTGAATATACTGTTGGGGCAACGTATGCCCTTGTGGTTATCATGGAAGTCTTTATCCATGAGTGTTCGTAGTAATGCTAATTCCATAATATGTTCCTCATTGTATACATTGTGCAGTATGGCTTACTTACAGACTTACCCCCCATCTTCTTCTTCTTTGTTCTGCTCACGCATACCCCTCCTGATCGCCCCTATAACCCCAAAGTGAAACAAGATGTTAAGTTCTTCATCAGTCAACTCCACTGTCCGTGTATGCTTAGCAAAGGTGTTAGCTTCAAACTGTACTATTTCATCATGAACCTGCATCTGTGTGAGTACATAGTCTAGCCCCGATTGTACAAAGGAGGTTATCTCTTTCTCCTCTATATCCATATTCATTATACCTGAACCATCTGCTTGATCCACTATTTCTAGTACTGTAATACCATTACTCATGGTCGTTTCTCCGAAGCTATATCGTCAAACAAATTGTAGTAGTTAACAGCAGAAGCAACACTGCTCCCACCCCTGCCTATGGCAAGGCCGCACTCTCTATAGCTCAGTCCAGAAGCACGTAGCTTCACTACTTCTGCTAACTCCCCCTTAGAAAAGGCCTCAAGTACACCCTCTGTCTTACGTAGATGGTCACCTATCTTAGGCACGAAGACTATGCTCATGTCATTATCCCCTCAAGAAGTTCTTTTCTTTTTGTTCGTATCTCACTATGTAGATTGTGATGGTTAATAGCAGCAGCTACACCACCCTGACCCCTGTGTATAAGCTTACTAATTTGGATGAAAGAAAAGCCATGAACCCGTAGGGTTACTAACCTTTGCAACTCCTGCTTTGTGTACAGGTGTTTCCTACGCTCCACTACATCCTTCTTAGGGGGTGCCTTAGATCCAGAAAATACCTCAGATATTTTAGGCTTAAATACAATGCTCATTTTAAATCCTCCGAATTAATGTCCACTATAACACAGTGAGGACTGATACCCTGTTTAATTCTATCCTTAGGGCGAGTGTCTTCTCCAATAGGAACAATGTCTTCTTCAATAGGAACAACCTTACCAACGAAGATATTGTTAAAGTTGTCTTGGTACTCGGACGATGTTTGAACCTTAGTCTTAATCTCGTCACCTGTTATGTCGTTCTTTGTAGTCATGATGCATCCTCCTTAGAGTTACCATTTAACCATTCAATATATTCATCAGGAGTCATGAAGTCTTCAATGACTACAGCCAATGCCTTGAGTACAACTTGGTTATGCTTAAAGTCTTTAGGGTGAGTGCTGGTATCCTCTTGGAAGAAGCTAACTATATCATAGTAACCCTTCAGTCCTTCCTTGAGTAGGATGTCCAGTACTTCTTCTGTGAATACTTTACCGATTGCTTCTAATGCTTTTTCACTCATTACCTACCTCCTATTGTGCTATCAACAATCACAAGTGTTACATAGAATGCTACGGCAATGCAACATATATAACCTGCACCATACAAGAACTCCATTATTTTATTCATGCTGACTTATCCTCTAGCCTATCCATACTGTTCCAAGTTTTATTTATAAGCACGTTCATCATAGTGCTTAACTCTTTTAACTCTACCATGCTGCACCGACCTACCAAAGTATCCCTTAGTGGGGGAGAAGCATTCTCATTACGTACTGGTAATGGAGTAGCTTCTACAGGTGATAAACATTTAACACCTATACTGTTAATAAAGTTTATGAGTCCTGTCTTATCTGTAGGTACTTCATAAGACTCTATCATACCAAACGCTTTCTTGGCATCTGCCTGAGTGCCAGCCCATTGGGTCTTATCTTTGTTTACATATAGTTTCATACTGCTACCTCCTTGGGGTAGGGTTCCTGTTTATACTTAATGTGTTTAGTAACCACACGCTTATAAGTCTTGCTGCCTACTAGAAAAATGTACCTATGCTTCCTTGGTCTAGGTGCTGAGTAGAAATCATCACCATACTTATCCCTCAATGCTTGGCTACGATTAGCTACACCTCTGAACTCGTCAGCTATAGTCATGCCATGCAGATGTTCCTTACCCCTGACCTTCCAATCAGTACGCTTGGCACTAAGGCCATGATAGGTAAAGTTACATGCTTGGTAAACGTACCCTACATGACCCTGTGATCCATCAGCAAAGGATACTATGATCCTCCCTTTAGGTAGCATGGTCAGACTCTTAGCCACCAACATGGATGCCTCATTCTTTACGTTGTACTTCAAGCATAGCCTGTTAAGTTCAAGTACCTCACCCTTATGTGCATCACCTGCTATGCCAGCCCTAAGTCCAGAGGATGCTGGAGTACCATAGGTAACTACACCCACCAGTTCCTCCCCCTTGAATAGACCATACCTAAAGCTAACACTGGGCCACCTCTTAGCATAGTGAATGTCCAAGATGAATGGCTTGCAATCATCCCTTGTTACAGGTGTTATAGTGTAGTCACTCATCATCCTCTTCCTCTTCATAAGTACCTTCCTCTACTATTGTAGTGTACAAGTACTGACTATCTTGACTCTCTTCATACTTCCTAAATATTACATCGTCCTTAATTGCTGATCTCATTATTAACTCAGAGCAAGTGACCCCATCACCAAAATAAAACTCACCCCACAATTCCCATTTGCCTGTGCCTTGTTTAGCCATTAGCCATACTCCTAAGTTTATTAAGATCAACATCAAGTCGGTACTTTATATCATCGTCCAGCTTCAATGCTACTGCTTTCCTTATGTGCCTACGTAGTTCCTTAACGTGAGCTAAGGATTTCATAGAGGCATCAGGGTCTAGTGCTACAATCACCTTGTCATACTTGAGCAAGGATAGTGCATGGCTCTCCATTAGGTTAGTACCTAGCAATGCTACACCAACATACCCCTCAGAGGCACACACACTGGCACTGATAGCGTCTTCTACTACAACTGCTACGTTGCCCTCACCTACTACGAATGGTAAGCCAGAGCCTCCGTATCGCTTCCATTTAGGTGTGACTATCTTGTCTAGTGTACGACCAGTTGCATCATACAGTAGATGGTTCTTAACCACAGGGAATATTACCCGTGAATCCTTTATGTCCCAGTAGTGTGTGCCTACACCATGTATGCCCCAGTAGTGGAGCCATGATACTGCCTCGTCAGGTAAGGTTCTAGTCACACTGATAGGCAACTCAATGGGTGATAACTCCGCACTGATACCTGCCTGATTCATCAATGCTCTTATGTCCATAGCTGATAGGTTAGTCTCACCTATACCTCTTGTGCTACATGATGCGCTAAAGCATTGCCACTTGAGGATACCCATATCATTAGATGCACCAAAGGTATTCTTCCTATGGCATACAGGGCAGTTGGTTCTGACTGAGTGACCTACTGGTAGCTCCAAGTCTATTACGTGCTGTCGTATGTTCATGCTCACCCCTCTTCTATTACGTGATACTTCCTCTTGGCTCTAAGGTATGCTGCTCTGGCATCTAAGATGGTGTCATGCACCCCTAGATACACAACCTTATAGTCAACACCTATGTCTGCCCTAAACTTCTTCAATGCAGGAACCCAAGAAAAACCTTTATTAGTGTGCCTATTAAAACTATTTTGCTGAGTACATATGGCCCTCAAATTCTCTATACGATTGTCTGTCTTTATACCATTGATATGATCTATCGTTAGGGATTGATCCATGTCTGGATTATGCAATAGGTAGGTAAGCCTATGTGCAGGGTACATAAGTTGATAGCCATTATCAGTAACGCCATGCAATATATACCCCTTGTTATTGGGCTTAGGGGCTGGCTTATTTCTGCCTATCCATTTAACACGCATGACACCCCCATTAACTACATCATAATTAAATTTATTTAGTATAGACTGACCTATATGTTTAATATGTTTCATACAACCTCCTATGTTACACTGGCGGTGGGGGTAACGGAGTGTAGCATGGATATGAACACTCCGTCAACCAATAAATTATTTACCTACTGCCTCAACTAAAGCATTGACTAAGCCTGTGAGTACATTACGATCACGTACCCTATGCTCCGCATCCAGTGAGGTAACCTCCTGTACTGAATAAATGTTACGCAAGGCAAGATACTCACTCTCTGTTTCCAACGTGATCTTTATAATCATCGGTGTCCACACCTGTGCTGACTCGTCTAGTTCTGCTTTCATACGTTACTCCTTAGAAAAATACTTCTTCTTCAATAATCTGTAGTATATTAGCTACAAACTTAGTGTGAACTTGATTGATTACATGCGCCCCTGTCTCAGGTTCATGCTTCATCATATGTACAAAGCCTAACTCCTGTATGATGTTGATCTCCTCCAACATATCAAAGGTTAGAACAACATGCACTGGTGTAAAGTCTTCCGTGTTCTTATATAATCTTTCTGCTCTCATAGGTACATCCCCGTTCCTGTTATTACACCTTCCTCTACTAGCCAGTTAAGGCACATTAATCCTACCTCTCTATCATCATAAGTTTCAAAGAACTCAATCTGTTTATAGGCTGGTGCTGGTTTCTTACGGGCATCCTCAATAGGCTTGAACACATCAATGATGCAGTCACCATACCACTTGAAGGTATACCCCTCACACTCATACACTTTATAAAACTTCATACTCATTACTCCTTGCTGTCCCATCTGGCTTGCATAGCCATGCTGGATGATTTTAATGTGTTCTTCATGTAAGGCTTAACACTAGCAGGATTGGCATGACCTGTCACCGACATGATCTGGGGTAAGTCTACCCCTGCATCTACCATCTCCACTGTTCCTGTCCTACGCATGTCCCTGATCTGTAATGTATCAGAGATACCTGACGCATCCCTTACTATCTTAGCCTGTACTGACAAGCCTCGCATAGTATAGGGATGGTACACACTGCTCACTGGCCTTGGTCTGGGGGCTACCCACTTCTGAAACCCAAAGTCCTCATGTTGTTTCTTGAGCATGACCTGTAATCCTGCTGATGTAGGTAGGGTAACCTCGGCACCTCGCTTGCTCTGCTCCAGAGTAAGTATGCCTGTCTCCAGATCATACTGCTCCCACTTTAGTAGACGCATGTCACCCTGACGTTGACACCACTCATAAGACATCTGAACTATGAGTCCTAAGTTACGCCACTTAAACTGACTGTACGCAGTAGTGAGGTAGTCCTTTATGTCTTGCTCAGACCACACCACCTTTCGGTGAGCCGAAGTCCTACGCTTGATGTGGGTGAAGGGGTTATGGTTCACAGTGCCTAGCCGTATGCTATGACCAAAGACTATAGACCCCAAGCCTACCACATGGTTAGCCATTGATACCCCACTGTTTAGTAGGTACTCGTAGGCTTTCTGTGCCATAGGAGTGTTGATCTTTTCCACATCATGGAATCCAAACAGTACGCCATTGATAGGCACACTACCAAGACGCACTGCCCAGTATAGGTAGTCACGTTGAGTGCCAGACTTACAGGCATTGAAGTCATAGGATTCCACATACTCAGCAGATAGATCATTGAATGTTTTCATGCTTACCCCATGCCTTGTTAAGTTTACGATCATCTATTATGTGGAGAAACTTATCGCCAGCAATAGACTTGTACCATATGCATAAGTGAGGCTCATTACCATCAGGGATTAACCTAAGATAGATGTTATCCTCTAACACAAAGTTAACAGTGTTGGCGATCCACTTGTTACTTGATTCAACTTCCATTGCCTACCCCTTAACCTCATTCATTATGTTGTCCACTTCATTGAGGGTAAACATACCAGCCAAGGCACAACACTCTAACTGCACACGTATCTCCCCCCAATACTTTGAGTTCTTGTACTGACGCAGGTAACCTAATGGATTCCTACGTTTGGGGGACACCTCTGCTACCTTGACTGAGTTAACATACACTCGGACATAGCTATTGTTATCCTTAACACCATTGGTATTACTTACTTTTATGTTCATCACTACTACCTCTGTAAACCAGTATGGCCCCACGTTAATGGGGCATATTTTAATTAAGCGAATGCTAACTCTTTAAAAGCATCACTCTTAATGACAGATCCAATCTTGTCTTCCATTACCAACTGCTTCTTGGTAGCACAAGACCTAGACTCTACATGAGTAGACATGTGAGTAAGCACATTGTATAAGCGGTACGCATTGTTACCTAAGCGATAGCTATCATGAATTCCCATGATACGATCCAACATAGCCTTGTTTAGCGTCATACCAGTACGAGTCTTGTGGCTTGCAACATGATTTGAGTAGAATATTTGAGCCTTATCCCTAGACACCTTAACCTCCCTCATATGCTGCATCTTAGAGGCATCACCCAGTAATAGTTCGGGCCACTTAGATGCCACCTTACCTATACGCTCTGGATCTGCACCCAAAGTATGTAGCTGTGAGAGGCTAGTATTCTCTGCCATAGACACCATGCCATTGAGACAAGCAAGACGCATAATCATAGCCTTGATCTGCCTACGCTGTGACTGATCATGTGAGTCCACAATACGAATCTTCAAGCAACTAGGCTCACCCAATGCCTTAACAAAGTCATGATTGGGTAGGACAATCTCGGCTGTCATACCTGCATTGTTATTATAGGAATTAAATTTCGTAGTTGCAGAGTCCAACTGTAAACCAGAGTGGTACAGCCCCTCTCGTAGAGAATCCCACATGAGGGAGAAATTCTTAGGAGAATGATTGCGCTTACCATCACCGATAACTTCATCAGTGTTGGGATTTACAGTCCACCACTTGCCATCAACCACCACCCCATTGCGAGTCTGTTGCTCACGCTTAGGATCAAAGTCTAGGTACTCAGGTAGTGCTGGTAGTGTTGCGATATTAGTTAATGCGTTCATAGTTACTTCCTCAAATTAAAATTATACTTTAACAGTCTGGACACCCTTGTCACTACTGATAAGAAACACAGACCCCTTAGTCTTTTTTGCAATGTAAAAAGAGGTAAGCCCTACATGTATGCCACGAAAGCATGGGCCATTGGTTACTTCTGTACGCATCTTTTTAATACGTACATATGTATGGCAAGAACGCCCAAACAATCTAATAGGCTTGGCAGTCATTGCTTTGTTAATTGGTAAAACTTTTAATGCTAGATTTAAAATGTTCATGATTACTTCCCTAAGTTTAGTTACTCAACTGGTCGGGGACGTCCCCAACCTATGTTTGGCAAGAACCCTTGCCCTGATTACTGATTACCATTCTACAGTGTACAACTCCACTTGTCAAGTGTAACACTGTATCACCCCATTAGATTGAACAGTACACAGGCTTGCACCCACCACCTCGCCACCCTCTGGAGTTACAAAGTGTGGAGCCTTGTATGGATTGTAACTTACCTTAGTAGTAGTACCCCCCACCATACTGCCTCGCTGTAGCCTACTATATATATCTGGTTCATAAGGTATATCATCATAAAGGGTCGCACCCCTACCCTTGAAGGGCTGGAAGTTAACAACATCGACAACCTCACCTCGTACAAAGGCATGTACATTCTTGCGCTTTTCTTTTATTACCTGCTGTCTACCTGCCTCCCTTACAATAAAGGTAGCCTCTTCCAGATCAACAGCATAAGCATGGCCTAGCACCAAGCCTGTACTCAGGTCTTGTATGCTGATCAGGCCGTTGTGTAGGTTACGATACACTTGAACTTTCATAATGTTCCCTCAATAAATTTCTTAAACTCAGGGACAGTACCACTAAATATGCTATCGTCCCACTCATACACTACCACCTTAATAACATCACCCTTAACCACAACGGCATAGGTGAAATTATTCTCAAACTCAACACCCACCATAGGAGGCTCAATATAAATACCACCTACCCCTACTTTGAAGTGTGTCACCATCTGTGCAGCCAGACAGCCTGCGCCATTGGCTTGCTTAATTTGGCTGTTAGTGAAGCCATTAACTACCTCAATAGGTTCAAGGAATTTCAGTAGCTCCATACCATGCCCCTCTGGATAGCCGTCCATCTGGCGATACATATTTAAAATCTGTACATCCTTGGTGCCTTCATAGCCAACGTCATATTCGCCAATGACAAGTGTGTTTGATCTAGTACCCATTACACCCACCCCTCACGCTTTAAGCGAATCAACATTAATTTATCTTCAATTTCATTACGCAAACGAACCTTATGCTTTGCTTTAACTTTCAGTGCAGCCGTCTTGATAATGCACCAGTTCTTAGCTTGTTTTTTGGTGTATACAATTTGTTCCATGACTACATCTCCACTGATTTGTAATGCTTCAAGTACAATTCCGAATGCTTAGGCGAATCGTTCCTATGCTTACGGACTTTGTTCATACCATCACTGCCCTTACGATAGGCCCAAGAGTCTTCTGACATTTGGTAAGTCCAATCTTGGTTGATAAGAACTGTCTTATACTCAGCTACAGTTAAAGTTTTCATACACACTACCTCTATATGCCTCTCAGACCTCATACAAAGCCGTCTAAGGCGTTTTTAATAGCCACCCCTAACTAGGGTATGCCTTTCGATATACAGTGTGGCACTAGTCCATTAATGCCACCTAATATATCTACGCTGCTTTTAGTGTAGGAATGAGTCCGTTCCTAGTATCTACTACAAACTCAGACTTTTTAATGTCAACCTTTGGTTCACCTTTCTTACGCTTCGCTACCTTGTAGGTCAGTGCCACTATCTTGTTCCGTTGGTACAAGTTGAGTATGTCGCTATCATCCCCATTTACTGTGCGTCTTCCAAGGAATACATCAGGTATAGGGCCAAGGAATACAACTGAGATAGGTACATCTGTTTTCAGTGCTTGCTCAACATACGTTTCATAATCCGCAGCTTTACTGTAGCTAAACATCAACTGATAGTTGGAGGGTAATTTGTGATGCAATCTCTTAGCAATTTTTGTATAGTCGTAAAAGTTTACGTTAGGAAAACGCTGAGGTATCGACCCGTTCTGTTTTAATTCCCATCGTACATCACTCAACACATTGAGTCGTATCCAACACTCTACCCCATTTTTTAGGCAGAGTTTCTCAAAGAGAGCAATCTCTTTCACAAGCTGTGCAATGAATGACTCACGATCCTCATGATACCAATCAGTCTTGGCTTGCCGAGCCATCTCAACAGCATCGAATATACCTCTACCTGAGAACCTCAAACATTCTAAGGCACAAGCTGCAATCCATCTCATGGCACAGACTATATCATCTGGCATCATGGACAACCCTGCCACTCGCAGCTTGACATCTTTATTATTTTTACGCAGCTTGTTATTGCCGCCACTAGTATCCAATAACTTTTTAAACCATCTCATACACTACTCCAAACTAGGTTAAACTCCGAGGTTTTCCCCGAAGCCATTACATTGTTACACTTATCAATTACACTTGTCAAGTCGAACCTTTTGACTAGCAACCTTTTGACTTAGGCTGGCAACCTTAGACTTCAACTCCCCTATTTCCTTGAGTTGTCTACGCATTACAACCTCACCCAAGTCTGTCAGGTGTTGCCATTCCTCAATGGTTTGGGGCATAGGTTCCCCCCATCCTGCCATGCCATACGTTCTTTCTATTGTCATAACGTCATACCTCCCTACTAGTAGGTGAATCCAACATACAGGATAGTGGACTTCTTCACCCATACCTCACGACTCACATCATCGGTGTCTACTAGAGAGTAACGCTTACTAGCCTTATCATATTCACCTCTAGTGTATACCTTTTGTGCATTAGCACTACGCTTGACAAATTCTCCAAGCCGAATAATCCCTACAGACCTCACTGATACATCCATACATCCTCCATTTACCCTAAAGGGTAGCTGGTCGGGGACATCCCCAACCAAAATTGTTAGCCTAATTTGTACTCAGCAGCACGTTCCAGCATAGCATCCCATGCATCCTCTATCACATGATGTAGCATGAAGGATTCTACCCTGCAAAATTCCTCCATGTTAGTAGATTCAAACATTATTTTTTCCTGATATGAGGCTGGATAACCATCAAAATGCTTTTTAATAGTCTCAGGTGTGGATATTGAAGTGTAAATATTGTCAGGGTAAAACCCTCCAAACATATTCGGTGCGCCTTTGTAAGATGTGCGAACTTTATACTTGCCATCCTTACGCTTTTTGCCAATTATTGTGATACGAACCATACTTATTCTCCTTACCCTAAAGGGTAGTTGGTTGGGGATATCCCCGACTAGAACTGAGACAACCTCAGTGCCATTACATAGTAATACTAAGTGGAACCTCTTGTCAAGGTAGCTTCCTAGTACATGGCTTAGGTGCAAGCACCTCTCTGTGCCAGATCATTTGCTGCTCACTCATTACATGTTCTGGGTATTCATAGGCATCATCCCCAACTTTAACGATGATACCATCCGCTATAGCCCATTCTAGCAACTGAGAATCAGTCGCTTGGAACAGGTATTTGGACGCATTTACGGCACAGAATTGTGCAGATGTGAAAGGTTCTCTCATAATTATTCCTTGCTTACTTTGTAAGCTGTTGGTTGGGGATATCCCCTACTAAAGTTGCCACTATCCCACTTGAAAAGTGACCTAAATCCCTGCTGACATGGCTATAGCCACAAGCACAAGCATAGACAGGATTCCTGTGAGTGCCAGCTTAGATACGATCCTACGCCAGCCCATCATAAGAAAATTACCAGTGGAATTGCCATTGCAAGCCACATTAATGTGACACCCATCATGAGAATTTTTAACTCATGTCTACGTTGCTTCTTTAGAAGCCGCTTTTGATGTGCTGTTACAAACGATGATCTGTATTTCATAATTATTCCTTTACCCTAAAGGGTAGTTGGTTGGGGATATCCCCGACTAAAATTCCCTAAAAAATTCATGTACTGTCACTTCAGTGTAAGACATATAGCACACACCAAAAAACCCGCAATTAAGCAGGTTAGATGGGTCATGCTATGTTGCTTACTTTGTAAGCTTCAACTCAGCTTGCAAGGCAGCAATCAACTGTTTCACAGTTATGTTATTATTATTGCACTCTGCAATGACACCTTTTGCGATATCTACGATATCTCGTTTTGGGTGATTGCCACTTTCAGTGGTTTGGCTGTCATTAGATGTTAAAGCTTCCTTGCCACCTTCGGTGTCTCCATCGACAATATTAAGCTTCGCTTCCTCTGCTTTTTTGTCGGCTTGTCTCATCTTCTTACGAAGATAATCAGGTGATGAGGATGTAATGTCATGGCTTTCCTTGAAAGCAGAGATTGCTTCTTTGTTGGCTGAAAGCCACATAAAGTCATTCCGATCTCTTGCACTTATCTTCGATAAGACGGTTTTCTTTATTGCATCGCCAAAGTCTTTGTCAGAGAGATGTTCATCTCGCAAGACATTGAGAATCGACCCAATTTTGATGAAAACCTTTAGGTTTCTGCTACGTTGCTTCGTGATTTTTTCATAGTCTGATGCAGCATCTTCGATGGTATAGACCTTCTTTTCGGTATTCCCTTTGGGAATCAACACAGTGCTGATCTTAGTCGAAGAAGCTGGGTTACCCTTTAGGGTAGTTGAAGTTGCGATTGCTTGATTTTTCATGGTATAACTCCGTTATTACTCGTTGTTGGGCTGAATTGCCCTGCCGTTTTGGCCATTACATAGTAATACTAAGTGGAAGCCGTTGTCAAGTTTTATTTTCCACTTATTTTCTACCCTAAAGGGTAAGGTCGGGGATATCCCCAACCAGATCGACCTTAACAATATCATTGTTCAATACATGTGTTGCATCTTCGATGACCGATGCCATTTGGGGGGTAGTATCTGTAACACCTTTGGTGGGGTCTATTTGTAGTCCCACAAATCTCAAATCTCTCTCACATGACACACGGCACCTTTGGTGCGGCACTGAATATGTTCCATGTTAGGTAATCACTTACCATATACAGAGTATATAGGGGCTGTGGAGCATATAAAGTGCAACATCTTCGATGTTTAATGCATGTGTATGCGATATCCTATGCATAATGCGCACGATATAGCGAGCGATCAGCCACCCGTGGGCAGGGGCCACCACCCCTACATGCGTTATTATATATGTGCTAATACACAGAAGGTGAAAAACAAGCTGTAAACCACTTTAGGTAAAACACAGGAGTTATACACATAGTTATCCACATACACACAGACTTATACACAGAGAAGCTACGATCATAGGAGGTTCACACGGGACATGTTCATACCTAAATGCGACATGCTAATAAATAGAGCTTGACAATTTCAATACCACATGATATAACTGATCTGTTAGTTTCACTTAAGGTGTTCATATAAGGAGATTACCTCCTAGCACTTAAATGCCTTTAACTAACTGCCCCTAGTAAAGGAAAAAGCACTTAAAGTACCTTCCTCTAAATGGCTTATCTGCCAAACACCTTAACTGGTAGCCTCTAGTTGGCTAAATCGCCAACACTTACAGTGCCACACTCAAAACCCTAGATCGCAAACACTTACAATGTATTGTAATTTGAACTAATTACTTTGAATTGTAAAATAATGCTTGACATTTAACTTAAAATGGATATAACTGTATAACATGATTGAATCAACAGATGTAATGGATATACGAACTGATGATCTTCTTCTTGAAAAGATGTACAAGATGCTCAATCAGAACAAATTGATGCAAGCTAACCTGCCTCACTCTACTACGTACTACGTAAGAGAAGCATTACATGAAAGGACAGGCAAACGCTACACATTCAAACAGATCACAATGGCTATTGCCCTATTTAACAAAAGAAAGAACGAGACTTTATGAGAACACTATCAGAACAGCAGCAGTTATTTCTACAGGTACTCTTTGAAGAGGCTAATGGATCTATTGTGGAAGCTAAGAAGCTGGCTGGCTACTCTGCTAGTACCTCTACTACTTCTATTGTTAAGTCTTTGAAGGATGAGATAGCAGAACATACTCAGATGTACATTGCCCGTAACGCACCTATGGCTGCAACAGCTATGGTGTCAGCACTACGAGATCCTACACAGCTAGGATTGAAAGATAAGATGAATGCTGCTAAAGATATGATGGATAGAGCAGGATTTGCCAAGACAGAGAAGGTGGAAGTTAAAACAACAGGGGGCATAATGCTCCTACCACCTAAACAAGATTAGCAGGAACACTAAGCACTTACGCCTAAGATAAGATAACTATAATGAGTGGCCTATAGTGTTCCTGCTTCCCCTACAGGAAGTAATAACATGGAAGCAATAGCAATGCCCAGTGCAGGTGAGTACGAATTACCTGACATTGATATGGATTCATACGAATGGGTGCCTATACCTCGCATAGGTAGGACAATTCCATTTGGATACATGCTATGTGAAGATGATAACGATATACTTATACCTATACCCGATGAACTAGAGTTACTAGAGCAAGCTAAGAAGCATTTGAGGATGTACTCCTACCGAGAAGTATCGGCATGGCTAACAACTCAGGCAGGTCGTAGCATTTCACACATGGGTTTAAAGAAGAGAGTAGACAGTGACAGGAAAAACAAGACTAAAGCTAGAAGCGCAAACTACTGGGCCGAAAGGTACGCCAAAGCCAAAGCAATTGCGGAAAAGTACGAAGCGCACCGCAAAGGTGCAAGAAACTTTGCAGACAGACGATTCACCTAGCCCTATAGCCTTAGCAGAACAGCTAGAACAAGTAGATGTAGCTGATCAGAATATAATCTTCTCACCTAACAAAGGGCCACAGACAGATTTCTTGGCTGCTGGTGAGAGAGAAGTACTATATGGTGGTAGTGCTGGTGGTGGTAAGTCATACGCAATGTTAGCTGACCCACTACGTTACATTACACACCCACAGTTCTCAGGTTTAATACTACGTCACACTACAGAAGAACTACGAGAGTTAATCTGGAAGTCTCAGGAGTTATACCCTAAGATAATTCCAGGCATTAAATGGTCTGAACGTAAGATGACATGGACTGCACCATCAGGTGGTAGGCTATGGTTCTCCTACCTAGACAAAGACGATGACGTATCTCGTTACCAAGGTTTATCTTTCTCTTGGGTTGGCTTTGACGAGCTTACTCAATGGGGTACATCCTACGCATGGGATTACCTACGATCACGTTTACGTAGTACTGCAACTGATCTTCCGATTTACATGAGGGCATCTACAAACCCAGGAGGTCGTGGTCATGCTTGGGTAAAGAAAATGTTCATTGACCCTGCTCCATATGGGGAGCCGTTTGATGCAACAGATTCTGAAACTGGCAACCCAATGATATACCCATCGGGCCATTCCAAGGAAGGACAGGCTCTATTTCGTAGGAAATTCATTCCTGCAAAGTTATCCGACAATCCTTACTTGACTGAGACTGGCGATTATGAAGCAAACTTACTTTCACTACCTGAACAGCAGCGAAGACAACTGCTGGAAGGGGATTGGGATATTGCAGAAGGTGCAGCTTTCCCTGAGTTTAACCGCACTATACATGTGGTGGAACCTTTTGAAATACCCAATAACTGGACTAAGTTCAGGGCTGGAGACTATGGCTATGGCTCTTACTCCGCCATTGTTTGGTGCGCTGTAGCTCCTGATAATCAGATCATTGTATACAGAGAGATGTACGTTACTAAAGTATTAGCAGAAGATCTAGCTGACATGATACTAGAAGCAGAGCATGAGGATGGTGGCATACAGTATGGAGTACTAGACTCCTCATGCTGGCATAAGCGTGGCGACACTGGCCCTAGTATAGCGGAACGAATGGTTGTTAGAGGCTGTAGATGGCGACCTTCTGATAGATCAAAGGGTACACGCATATCAGGTAAGAACGAATTACATAGAAGGTTACAGTTAGATGACTTCACTCAAGAGCCTCGTATGGTTATATTTAATACCTGCAATCATCTTATCTCTCAGCTACCTACTATACCTTTAGATAAAAAGAACGCAGAAGACATAGACACAAATTACGCACACGATCACTTGTATGATGCACTTAGGTATGGGCTTATGTCTCGTCCTAGATTTGGTGTATTTGATTATGATCCTGCAACAGCACGACCTAATGCACAGTATTTAGCTGACCCAGTAATGGGTTATTAACTTAACATTTTGTGAGTAGCAAATGGAAGAAGATAAAATCCCCGAACTAAGCAGTGAAACCGCAGCACTTGAAGATGTGTCAGAAGCGTCAGAAGAGAAGCTGTATGTAAGTCGTTTAGTTGATATAGTAACTACCAGATTCACTAGTGCAGAGACTTCACGTAGGCAGTACGAAGAACAGTGGTTACGCAACTACAGAAACTATCGTGGTGTTTACAGTGAAGCAGTTAAGTTCACTGAAGCTGAGAAGTCTCGTGTATTTATTAAAGTTACTAAGACTAAGGTGCTAGCTGCCTATGGTCAGATAACAGATGTACTATTCAGTGCAGGACGTTTTCCTTTGTCTGTAGATCCTACTGTGTTGCCTGAGGGTATTGCAGGTGATGTACATTATGATCCTATGGATAAAGAAATTGCAGGTGAGGAGGGCGAAGAATCTCCTTATGGCTTTGCTGGAGATGGCAAAGAGTTACCTGCTGGAGCTACAGAAACCTCACTACAACTGGGGCCACTAGAAAATAAACTAAAGAGTAAAGATGTTAAAGAAGGTATGGGTTCTTCTCCTACTTCAGTTAACTATAATCCTGCTATGCTTGCTGCTAAGCGTATGGAGAAGAAGATACATGACCAGCTAGACGAGTCAGAGGCTACTAAGCAACTACGCTCTGCTGCATTTGAGATGCCTTTGTTTGGTACGGGTATCATGAAAGGCCCAATGGCTGTAGACAAGGAGTACCCTAACTGGGATGCAGAAGGTAACTACATTCCTATTACTAAGACTGTACCTAAAGTATCTTACGTATCTGTCTGGGATTGGTATCCAGATCCTGATGCTGCCACTGTAAGTGATTGTCAATACTCTATCCAACGTCACAAACTAAATCGTAGCCAGCTACGTGATCTAAAGCGTAGACCTTTCTTTCGTAATGATGTCATTGAAGATGTTATCAATCAAGGTGAGAGTTACGTTAAGAAGTACTGGGAAGATGATTTAAAAGATTACCAGACAGACACAGGCGTTGATCGCTTTGAGGTACTAGAGTACTGGGGCGTGATGGATATGAAAACCATCGAAGAGCATGAGATTGAGATTCCAGAAGAACTAGAGTCTGCTGATGAACTTCAAGTTAATATATGGTTGTGTAATGATCGTATCATACGCTCCGTTCTTAATCCATTTAAGCCTGTACGTTTACCTTACTACGCTGTGCCATATGAGCATAACCCTTACTCTATCTTTGGCATTGCTTTAGCAGAGAACATGGATGATACCCAGACTCTTATGAATGGTTTCATGCGTATGGCTGTGGATAACGCTGTGTTGTCAGGCAACTTGATCTTTGAAGTTGACGAGACTAACTTAGTTCCTGGTCAAGACATGCAGCTATACCCAGGTAAAGTATTCCGTAGGCAAGGCGGTGCGCCAGGTCAAGCATTGTTTGGTACTAAGTATCCTAACGTATCTCAAGAAAACTTACAGCTATTTGATAAGGCACGACAACTAGCAGACGAGTCTACAGGCTTACCTTCTTTCTCACATGGACAGACAGGTGTTACAGGAGTAGGCCGTACCTCTAGTGGTATCAGTATGTTGATGAATGCTGCTGCTGGTGGTATCAAGACTGTTATTAAGAACATTGATGATTACCTTTTAGGGCCAATGGGTAAAAGCTTCTTCCATTTCAATATGCAGTTTGACTTTGATGAAAGCATTCGTGGTGACCTAGAAGTTAAGGCCCGTGGTACAGAGTCACTAATGGCTAATGAAATCCGTAGCCAGCGATTGATTCAGTTCTTACAAGTAGGTGCTAATCCTAACCTTGCACCTTGGATGAAATCACAATATATTATTCGTGAGATTGCTAAATCAATGGAGTTAGATCCTGACAAGGTTACCAATAACATTGAAGAAGCCCAAGAGCAAGCTATGATTATGCAGAAGCAACAAGCAGAAGCACAAGCACAAGCTGGCCCTCCACAGGGTGCGCCACCAGAAGGTGCGCCTATGGATACATCAGGAGTAGGTAACGCAAACATTGGAATAGGTATGGCACCAGTTCCAGGAGAAGAAGGATTTAGTGGCAATGAACCTGCACCTACTGAACCCCCTATGTAACAATAAAGAAACATGGGCTACATTCACAGAACACATGGATTACCTCATAGAACAGCAACATCGAAAGATGGAGCAGACTATTAATACTCAAGAACTGTTTCAATCACAAGGTGCGATACAAGCACTAAGATCATTAAAGTATTTACGAGAGCGAGTTAACAATGAAAAATAATGCAGATGGCGGTTTCTTAGATGATGGGTCTTCACAAGATCCTGTGTCAGGCAATGAAGTACCTACGGGTTCTCTTGCAGAAGAAGTTCGTGATGATATTCCAGCACAGCTTAGTGAAGGAGAGTTTGTAGTACCTGCTGACGTTGTACGTTTCATTGGCTTAGAAAAACTTATGAAGATGCGAGATGCTGCTAAAAACGGACTTGCGAGTATGGAAGCAGAAGGTCAGATAGGTGGATCATCTGCTCCTATGCAACAAGATATGGGCCTAGCACCAGAGATGGATGAAGCTATGGAGATGGACGCCCTTATTGATGGTATGGATAGTGATGATTTTGAAGGCGTTGCTCAGAACTACGCACATGGCGGTTCTGTTCACCTACCTTCCTACCAACAATACACAGGTAGAAAAGAAGCTACTCCTGATATAATCCAGCAAACTAAATATGTAAATGCTGCTGGTGATATTATAGTTATACCTACGTTAAAAGGTGATCCATTAAAGCTAGTACCCGAAGGTTATTTTTTATATGTAGAACCTGAAGACGGGTCTGATCCAGTACCTCAACCTATAGAAGATGGTGGAGTTGCTTATCAACAAGATACAAATAACCTCCAATCTGCCCAAGACAAAGAAGAACGTTTTAAGGATATAGTTACTTCTAATAGGCTTCATAGGGAACGAATTGGTTCTCTAACAGAGTTTGCTAGTTTTGATATGTCTCAAGAAGAATCAAATGCTATGTTTGCACAGTTAACTCCGCAAGCCAGAGAGATATATAATAGCCGATTTAAGGTAGAAGCAGATAGAGGATTAATAGACGGCTTTATGTCTAAGGGTAAGTCACCTGCGGATCTAATGATAGTAGCACAAAAAACTGCTGATGCCATGAACAACCAGCGTGGTATCATTGACTATGATCCTAACGCTAGTCATGTACCAGAGCCAGGGGCATTGGCTAGGGGGCTTAAGTATCTAGGCATGGGTCTTATTTCAGGAGCCATGGGGCCAATAGGTATAGCTTTAAAAGGTATGTCCGATGAAGAAAAAGAAACTGTAAAGAGTACGTTTGAAGCTTTGAAGGGAGTTATAACTCAGATTGGTGAGCCTTCTCCGTTTGGTAATTCAGATGGTGAAGGTAACTTACCTAGTGGGTCAACGGGTATTCCAGAAGGAGGGTATAACCAAGCCTACTGGGCAGAAAAGTTACAAAAAGGTACGTTGGCAGGAAATACAAATATACAGAAGGATTTATTTCTTGAGCAACAAACTGTAGCAGGTCGAACAGGTAAGGATATATATGGTAATACTATATCTGGCGTAAATCCTAGTAGTGCTACAGAAATTATAGCTAAGAAGTATCGTGCAGAAGAAGAAAAATTAAATACAATAAGACTAATGGCTGAAGAAAAGGCCGCTAAAAAAGCAGCCGCTAAAAAAGAAGCTGATAGGCAGGATGCTATAATACGAGATACAGCAAAGAAAGCAGATAATGATGCTGCCGATTCTACTCCTACTCCTCCTGTGACCGACCCCTACCCTGCAACCCAAACACTCAGCAACTCTACTGTTAATAATAATGATGGAGATGGAGATGGCCCTAAAGGAAATAACAGTGGGCCTGTGGGTGGTAGTACTAGTGGCCCTAAGAGTAGGGGTGGTAAACAAAGACAACAACGATCTAAACAGCAGAATAGTGGCAAGGAAGTCACCGCTGGTACTACTGGAAAAAATACAACAGGTAAATCGTTTAACTATGGTGGACTAGTATCTCCTAGCAAGCCTAAGATTAAAAAGATGCGTAAAGATCCTACCTCAGGACTAGCATCTAAGAAGATAGCAAAACAAAAAGCACAAGCTAAAAAGGGAGCTTTGGCAGCAAAACGCACTTAATACCCTTTATTGGCTACCTAAGATCGGGGGATACAATATC